AAAGGCACAGTCGTAAGACCGCCAAAGCCTTTAAATTATCAACTAGGAAAGGAAAATTTTAGAAAAAAATATCATATTCATAATAATGTTCCATATGCTGAACCTGTTATGTTTGGAACAAGTTTGCCGCCGTCTTGGGGTGGAACATATAGAAGTTTGAAGGGATTGAAGCCAAAACATCTTGATCTGTTGGCAAAAGAACTTGCAAACGAAATTCAAGACCTTTACAAACAAATAAGGGGTAAATAATGGCCGCTATTGATTTAAATACAGTAAGAGCAACAATCGAAGCTAGAGTCGCAACAGAACTTGCCAGTAGCCCCGCAATATCTGTTGTTTTTCATAATATGTCTTTTGATAGTAGCGCCGTAACAACCTTTGTTCAATGCCTTACAACATTCGGCGAAAGTAATTATCTAACACAGGGAAATGCGGACGGATTGAACCGCGTAAATGGAATTGTTGTCTTTAATATCTTTACACCGCAGGGAATAGGTTCGGGTGATAACTACACAATCGGCAAAAGGTTGCGGGATTTATACAATCGAATTACAGTTTCTAATGTGATCTTCGATGCCCCGATTGGGCCGGAGGTCGTAGACAATCCAAATCCAGAAGGTCAATTTCAAACACAATTGCGGATGACCTTTGAAATTTTCGAGGAACTTTAATGGAAATTACAGAAAAAATGCTTGATGCAATCGAAGCTGTAAAAGGTCGCCGTGACCCCGCTTATTGGGATGGACGTTGCAGGCGATATATGGAAAAGCAAGAAAAATTAAAAAAAGATGTAAAAAAAACAATTAAGAGTTAATATATTTATAAATAGATTCTTTTTTTGTTATGGCTATCAAAGGCGATGTTGGAAAAATTATGTTTGAAAATGCGGGCGGCACCGAAGCTGACGTTGGACAAACAAGATCATGGTCTTTGTCCATAACAAAAGACACGATGGAAACAACAAAACAAGGCGATACATTTAAATCGAATATCGGCGGTTTGATAGCGGGCGAAGGTTCAGCGGAACTTCTTTACAATCCATCAGAAACTGGCGCAGGTTATACAACATTTATTGATGATGTATTAACTACAGGCGATAATGCTGACGCATTATTTGAATTATTTCCTGATTCATCAACTTCTTCAAAGAAAATTAGTTTTGCGGGCATTATTACAAACGCAGAATATGGCGCAACACTTGGCGAGGTTCAAGTAATAAATATCAGTTTTATAACAAGCGGTACCATAACAAGCGCTATCTGATACATTGAGTTTATTAGTCAACTAATTAACCAATGCAAAAAAGAACTATTGACCTGTTAACTGAATCTTATAAAGATCAGATGACAGCCAGAAGAAAATACGAATTTAAAAATAAAAACGGAGAAAAAATTGTCGATTTATACTTTAAGCCTTTAACAAGGGATGATCGAGTTCGCGCTCAATCAGCGGCAAATACAGATGATGCTTTGACAATATCAACATATCTTCTTTGTAAAAATGCAGAATTAGAAGATGGCACAAAGGCATTTGCACCCGCAGATGCGCCCAACCTACAAAGAGAACTTCCAGAAAATGTCTTGAACGAAATTGAATTATTTATGTTCGACATTAAATTAAATGTTGATACAGCAAAAAAATAATATCGCGAGATAATTGGATAAATTTTGAATTTTTTCTCGCAACAGAATTAGGCAAAACAATTCAAGAATTACGTTCTTTGATTACAGAAGAAGAACTAATATATTGGGCTGCATATTATGAAGTTAAGAATGAAAGAGAAAAAAGAGAATTAAATCGCCAAAGAGCAAATAGAAGGTAATATATAAGAAAAGGTTTTGTTAATTTGTGGCACAGGCTAATGTAAAACTTACAGTTGATGCTTCGCAGGCCACAAGAGCATTAAAAGGTGTACAGGCGCAATCAACAGGGTTACAAAATAATTTAGGAAAACTTAAGGCCGCATTTGCGGGTGTTGCTTTCACGGCGGTTGCAAGACAAGCTGTTAATACGGCTTCAAATTTTCAGGCTTTACAATTAAGAATGAAAGTTTTGACGTCAGAATTTGGAGAATTTGCAGGAGCGCAAGAATTAGTTAGAAAAGCGCAAGATAGGTTTAATTTATCAATAGTTGAAGCAACAAAAGGTGTAACAGATATTTTTGCAAGATTGAGACCGCTAGGTATCGGATTAAAAGATATCGAAACTACTTTTATAGGTTTTAACACGATTGCAAAATTAGCGGGATTAAACGCAACTGAAGCGAGCGCGGCATTTACTCAACTAGCGCAAGGTTTAGGTTCTGGGCGTCTACAAGGGGATGAATTTAGAAGTATCGCAGAACAGGTTCCGCAACTATTAAAAGCCATATCAGACGAAACTGGAATTGCTTCAGGTAAATTAAAAGATTTTGCGTCAAAAGGATTGCTCAAATCTGACATCATTTTGAGAGCTTTAGCAAAATCAGCGGATGAAGGCGCAGACAAAATTGGTGCGATCATGGACGCTTCGCCCGCAGAAGTATTTAAATCATTTAACAACGCTGTCCTTGAACTTCAATTAACACTTGGCGATAAATTATTACCTGTAGTTCTTAAAGCAACTAAAGGTTTGACAGCATTAATTGAAGGAGTTGTCAGTTTTGTTGATAGTGAAGCGGGAACAGTTACATTTACATTTATTGGAATTGCGGCGGCTATAAAAGGAATTGCAGTTGTTGTTCCTATTGTTGCGGCACAAATAACGGCATTGAAAGCGGGATTTATTGGAATAACTGTTGCGTCAAGAGTATCACTTGGAAGTCTTGTCGCTTATAAAGCTACACTTGCGGCGACTTCAGCGGGATTTGCCACGGCTACCGCCGCCGCTACAGCATTTAAAATTGCTATTGCAAAAACTGGAATCGGTCTTTTGGTCATTGGACTTGGGTTTGTTGCCGCCGCTTTGATGAAAGCAAATTCAGAACAAAAAAAATTCAATGATCTTTTGGAACAAGGAAGCGCGGCTGAAATAACAAGAAATATTGAAGAAACAGAAGAAAAAATTAAAAAATTAGAGGAAAGTCTTCAAGGTTTAGGAACAAACAGAAGTGATCGCGGAACCAAACTCGCAATTGAAAGAGATATTGTAAAAGCAAATGAAGAAGTTGAAAAATTAAAACTAGGTTTAGAAGATGCAAAACTTAGAGATTTGAGCAAAGAATTCGAAACGATAAAGAAAAATTTGACAGATTCAAATGCTTCCTTGCAAAAAAATAATACAATTTCAAAAGAACTTACTGAAGAAGCAAAGATTAGAAAAGAGCATGAACTAGCTATTAAAGAACTTGAAGAACAGTTTGAAGGCAAACAATTAGAAGAGTTAAAACTTTTACAAGAGCAAAATTTACAGCACAAACTTAAAGGGGAACAAATTAAAAGAAATGCAGAAGAAGCAAAAAAATTAAATGATGCCTTTAAAAAGATTGGAGAAGACATTGGAACAGGTATTACTGATGCTCTAGTCGGTGCTATAGAGGGAACCAGAACTCTTGGAGAAGCGGCTAAATCAATTATTAATGATCTTGCATCGTCCTTGTTAAGACTTGGAGTTCAAATGGCTCTTACAGGCTTATTAGGTGGAACTAAATTTGGCTCATTCTTAGGGTTTGCAAATGGAGGAAGGCCGCCTGTTGGAAAGCCTTCGATTGTAGGCGAGCGAGGGCCGGAAATATTTGTTCCTCGTTCTGCGGGAACTATTATCCCAAATAATCAAATTGGCGGCGGCGGTATTGTAAATAATATAAATGTGAATGTATCGGCTGAAGGTATGCAATCAGATGCAAATGAAAATCGCGGGAAAGAACTTGGCGTTGCTCTTGCTTCGGCGATACAATCAGAATTAATAAAACAAAAAAGGCCGGGAGGTTTATTAGCAACTTAAAATGGCAACCTTTCCAAGCGTCACACCTACATATCAAGGTTTTTCAAAGAAGTCTGCGCCCGCTGTTCGCACAGTAAGATTTGCAGATGGATTTGAACAAAGAATATTTTTTGGCTTGGCAAGCAATCAAAACCCGAAAGTCTATAATGTTAATTTTGAATTAAGCGAAACAGAATCAGATGTTGTCGAAGCTTTTCTTGATAGCCGTGCAAACGATCAAGAAAGTTTTACATTTACACCGCCCGGTGAAGGATTTACAAAAACAGGAACTTATTCACAATCAGGAACAACAGTTACAATTACAATTTCAAATCATGGTGTTGCAATAGGCGATGTTTTGACAATCGACTACACATCAGGGTCTGCAACTGATGGTTCTTTTACAGTTGCAACAGCGGTTGACGCAAACACTTTTACAGTTACAGCCGCTTCAAGTGCAACAAACAGCGGAAATGTTTCAATCACTCTTTCAGGTGCAAAATTATTTGTTTGCGAAAGTTGGTCAAAATCTATTCCATATAACAACAGGGCATCAATCAGCGCTACATTTAGACAGGTGTTCGAGCCGTGAGTTCAGATAAAATTGTAAGTGATTTACAGAAAGTTAACCCATCAGCGGTAATTGAACTTTTTACTTTAACACTTGATAATTCACTACATGGCGCAACAACAACTTTTCGTTTTCATGCGGGAACAAGTTTGAAAGATAACGGCGAAATAATTTGGCAGGGTAACGCATATACAAGATTTCCTGTTCAGGCAGAAGGTTTTCAATATGGAAAAGGCCAACTTCCACGCCCAACGCTTACTTTTTCAAATGCTCTTGGAACACTTTCAGCAATACTTCTTACAGTTAACGCAATAACTACAGGAAACGATTTGACAGGCGCAACTGTTAAAAGGATAAGAACACAAGCAAAATTTATTGATGCCGCTAATTTTCCAAGCAATGTAAACCCATATGGAACCCCAGACAACACGGCAGAATTTCCCCAAGAAATTTACATTATTGACAGAAAATCGGCAGAAAATCGAACTGTTGTATCTTTTGAACTTGCGGCGGTTTTTGATATGGCGGGAGTTCGAGCGCCTAAACGTCAATGCACCCGTGCAGAATTTCCAAGTATTGGATTGATTTCAGGATGACTTGGAAGGCTGACGCATTGCTTCATGCCAAAGAACAAGACCCAAAAGAATCTTGCGGTCTTTTGTTAAATATTCGCGGAAAAGAAAAATATTTTCCTTGTCAAAATTTAGCAATTACTTCGCATCAATGTTTCATAATGAATCCAGAAGATTTCGTTGCGGGGGATTCTCTTGGAGAAATTATTGGAATAGTACATTCACACCCGACAACACCGCCTGTCGCTTCAGAAGCCGATAAAATAAGCTGTGAGCAATCAAATTTACCTTGGTATATTGTCAACCCTAAAACGGAAACATGGGGCGAATATGCGCCATCAGGATATGAACCAGATATGATCGGCTTGCCTTGGGTTTGGGGTGTTTCTGATTGTTGGTCACTTGTTCGCAGATATTATAAAGAGAAATTAAATATAGAACTTAGAGATTGGGAAAGGCCAACAACACCTGAAGAATTTCAAGCTGACCCGATGTTTGAAAGATGCGCGAAAGATACAGGATTTGTTGAATTAAAAAATAACGAAAAATTAAAAAATAACGATTTATTATTTATGTCAATTGGGGTTGTCGGATTGAATCATGTGGCGATTTTTGTAGATGGCGATGTAATACATCATTTAAGAGATAGACTATCTTGTAGAGAGCCATACAACCCTTGGTTGTTAAAATGCACAGGAATGAGGTTGCGTTATGCTTCGTAAAATTAAGCTATATGGAGAACTGGCAAAACAAGTCGGTCATAAAGAGTTTGAAGATATAAATGTTTCTAATGTAGCCCAAGCCGTAAGTTTTCTTATAAATAATTTTCCACAACTGGAAAGTCATATGGCAAATAGATATTATAAAGTCATAACTAATGAGGAGGAAATTGGTGCGGACGAGCTACACAATCCTATTGGTAAATCAGATATATCTTTTGTACCTGTTATTTCAGGTTCGGGGGGTAATTTCGGAAAAGTGCTTCTTGGAGTGGCCTTGATCGGTTTATCATTTACGCCGATGGGTGCGGGGCTTTTTGCAGGCGGTTCAGGTGCGGGATTAGCAGGCGGAGGTGGTTTAATAGGTGCAACAGGTTTATATGCGGCAGGGGCATATGGTTCGGCGGCTCTTGGTCTTATCGGTGCAAGTTTAGTTCTTAGCGGCGTAAGTGGGATGCTATTTCCTACGCCAAAAATGCCTGAATTTTCAAGTGAACAAGACCCGCGTTTGTCGTTCAGCTTTTCAGGAACGCAACAAACAAGCCGAGCTGGAACGCCAGTTCCTATTGTCTACGGCGAGATTTTTACAGGTTCAGTTGTTATTTCTGGAGGAATTGATACGGAGCAAGTTCAAGCATGACCGATAAAAGAAAAATTATTCGCGGTTCAGGTGGTGGAGGTTCGCCACCGCCCCCAAGACAACCGACAAGAACCCCTGACACGCTTCACAGTAAACAGTTTGCGACTTTCCTTGACCTTATATCAGAAGGAGAGATTGAAGGTTCTGCAACCGCTTCAAAAGAAGGTATAACAGATCGCACTTCAGCCGCTTATGTCAACGCGTATTTAAAGGACGTCTTTCTAAATGATACCCCTGTTTTGCAAGCATCTGCAAATTCATCAAACCCTGCGGATTCAGATTTTAATTTTCAGAATGTTACTTTTACACCGCGTTTTGGAACTGCAAACCAGACAAAAGTTGATGGAATTGAAAGTTCTTCTTCAATCACGCCTGTCGGTGTAACAGTTACAACTTCAGCGCCAGTTACAAGACAGATTACAAATACAAATGTTGATCGGGTAAAAGTAACTGTCAGTTTTCCGCAGATACAAAAAGCAACAACAGATGGTGATCTTTTAGGCTCTACTGTTCAATTGAAAGTCGCTGTTCAATATAATTCAGGAGGTTTTACAGATGTAATTACAGATACGATTACAGGTCGAACCGCTGACGCATATCAAAAAGATTATTCAGTAAAAATCACAGGTTCTTTTCCCGTTGATATAAGAGTTATAAGAGTTACCGCAGATTCAACAGATTCATCTTTAATAGATTCTTTTCAATTTGCCAGTTTTGCAGAAATAATTGATGATGCAAGTACTTATGCAAACTCAGCATATAACGCAATAAGGCTTGATTCTCAACAGTTCAGTTCAATTCCACGCCGTAAATTCCGTATCCGCGGTATCAAAGTAAGGATTCCGGGCGCAGGCGCTTCTAGTTCAGGAACGCCAACTGTTGATTCTGCAACAGGCCGGATTGTTTATCCTGACGGCTATATATTTGGAGGTACTTTTCAGGCCGCGACTTGGTGTTCATGCCCTTCGATGATTTTGCTTGATCTTTTGACAACAGAAAGATATGGATTTGGAACGCATATTGCAGATTCAAACCTTGACTTGTTTTCTTTTGTAACCGCATCAAAATTTGCAAACACTCTTGTTGATGACGGTTTTGGCGGACAGGAGGCGCGTTTCTCATGTAACGTAAATATTCAATCTTCAAGTTCCGCGTTTGATTTAATAAATGAACTTGCGGGTGTCATGCGTTGTATGCCGATATGGTCAACAGGTAGTATTTTACTTGCTCAAGATTCCCCAAAAGATTCTTCTTTCCTTTTCTCACTCGCCAATATTTCAAGTGATGGTTTCAATTATTCAGGTTCAAGTCTGAAGCAAAGACATTCTGTAATATCTGTCAGTTATTACAATATGGATTCGCAAGATATAGATTACGAAGTTTTTGAAAATACCACACTTTCAGCAAAGATTGGAACTGTCGTTAAGCAAGTAAAAGGTTTCGCGTGTACATCGCGGGGTCAAGCGCAAAGATTGGCAAAAGCAATTGCATTTTCAGAAGCAAATGAAAGTGAATTAGTGACATTTACTACATCAATGGAAGGCGGTTTGATGTGTAGGCCGGGCGCTGTTATTAGTATCAATGACCCTGTTCGCGCGGGTGTTAGGCGTTCAGGAAGACTTAAAAGCGTTACTTCAACAACAGTTGTTACAGTTGACGATACAGAAAATACAGATTTACCCACAACAAACAGTCCGACTTTATCTCTGATTTTGCCTGATGGCACAGTTGAGACAAAAGATATTTCAGATATTACAAATGGCGTTGTTACTGTTTCTGAAGCATTTTCACAGACGCCAAATGCAAACACAATCTATTTAATTCAAAATTCAACAGTTGAAGCGCAAAAATTTAGAGTAATAACAGTTGAAGAAACAGATTCAACAAATTATACAATTACAGCTTTATCTTACATAAATGAAAAATACGCATTTATTGAAGATGGGGCATCTTTACCAACAAGAACAGTTTCAAAATTAAATGAGCTACAGCCGCCGCCTTCTAATCTTTCAGCCGTTGAAACAATCGTTCCGATTAACAATCAGGCCGTATCAAAAATATTTTTAAGTTGGCAGCCAATAGTCGGTGTCATTGAGTATCAAGTTAATTATCGTTTTGAAAATGGTAACTATTTCACAGAAAGAGTTTCAAGACCTGATTTTCAAATAATGAATAGTCAGCTTGGAACTTATGAATTTCAAGTTTTTAGCTACAACGTAAACGGGCAACTTTCAGCAACTTCAAATGACCTTACTTTTGAAGCTGTTGGAAAAACTGCACTTCCACAAGACGTTTCAAATGTAACTGTTGAACCTGTAAACGATCAATTTGTAAGATTACGCTTTGATAAAGCAACAGACGTTGACGTGACCCACGGCGGCAACATTGTAGTCAGGCACAGTAATTTGACGGATGGAACAGGCACTTTTACAAATTCTGTTGATATTATTCCCGCCCTACCGGGTAACGTATCAGAAACACTTGTCCCCGCTATTGAAGGGGAATATATTCTCAAATTCCGCGATGACGGCGGACGTCTTAGTTCTGGCGAAACTTCAGTTGTTGTTACAATCCCTGATGCGGTACCCAAACTTGCAATTCTTACAGATAGAGAAGATACTGACGCAACACCTTTTAATGGTGCAAAAACAAATACATTTTTTGATTCAAATTTAAGTGGCCTAGTGCTTGGGTCAACGACTGAGCTTGATTCCGTAGGTTTAATTGATTCTTTATCTTCAATTGATTTTCTTGGCGATATTGCTTCTTCTGGTAAATATGATTTTGTAAGTAATGTTGATTTTGGCGCAAAACAAGTCGTGAATCTGACCCGTCATATGGTTACAGAATCTTTTTATCCTAATGATTTAATTGATTCAAGAACAGCTTTAATTGATGTTTGGACAGATATTGACGCTCAAACGGCCTTTGATACAAACGCAAAGCTACTTGTTGCAATAACAGATTTAGACCCTGACTTATCGGTTTCGGCAACCTACGCCCAAACTGGAACACAAATTGTAATAACAAAAGCAAATCACGGCTATGTAGCGGGAAATGTTATTGTTGTTGATTTTACTAGCGGAACAGGTATTGATGGCGAATACGTTATTCAAAGTACAGGAAGTGTAAATGATTTTGTTTTGACAGGAACTACAAGTCAGACAACAAGCGGAAATTGCACTTACGGGGCTAATTTCACACCATTTGAGCCGATGGCAAATGGAACTTTTATCGGTAGAGGTTTTAAATTTAGAACACAATTAACAAGCGATGACCCTGCACAAAGTATTTTAATCAAAGAACTTGGATATTCTGCAAATTTAATAAGAAGAACAGAGTCGCCGACAGCCGTTATTGCTTCAGGGACTTCTCGCAAATCGGTTTCTTTCATAAATACCTTTTTTACGGGTACTTCTGAACTTGGCGGGTCAACAACAGCACATCTTCCAACAATTGGAATTATTCTTGAAAATATGGAAAGCGGGGATTTTTTCAGCCTTCACAACATTACCGGAAGCGGCTTTGATATAGATGTTAAAAATGGTTCAAGTTTTGTTGATAGGAATTTTAGATATACCGCTGTCGGATTTGGGCGCGGTTCCTAGAATTATGATAATCTTAAGTAAAAATAGATAGAAAATGGCAACGCATGATTATGTTCTAGATAATGCCACAGGGGCGAATTTTCGTTCAGACCTGAACAATGCTTTGGCCGCGATTGTAAGTAATAATTCATCATCAACTGAACCTTCTACAAAATACGCTTATCAATGGTGGGCAGATACAAATGAAGGCGTTTTAAAAATAAGAAATAGTTCAAACGATGGGTGGGTAACTTTATTGCAACTTGACGGAACTTTGACGCTTGAAGATGGTTCTGCAAGTGCGCCCGCTTTAGGTTTTAGGGATGATTTAAATACTGGTATTTTTTCAAGTGCGGCTGATACTGTCGATGTAACTTGCGGAGGAACCACAAGGGGAAGTTTTTCTTCCTCTGGTTTGACAGTTACAGGAAATGTTACTGCAACAACTTTTGTCGGTGATGTAGACGCCGTTGATGGGGATTTTGACGGAACTTTAGAAGCTGATGCAATTACTGTTGCGGGTGTGGCTTTAAATACGGTCATAGCGGGTGTTGCTTCTACAAATGTTACTGTCGCAGATGAATCTTCAGATACAACTTGTTTTCCTTTATTTGTAACAGCAGCAACAGGTGACCTACCGCCAAAGTCAGGTTCAAATCTATCTTTTAATTCTTCTAATGGAACATTAACGGCAACAGCTTTTTCTGGAGACGGCTCTGCCCTTACAGGGGTTGGTGGTACAACAATAAATAACAACGCAAATAACAGAGTTATTACTGGTTCTGGAAGTGCTAATACTTTAGAAGGTGAATCTGAATTGACTTATGATTCTGGTACACTTAATCTTATCCCAGCTTCTGGCGAAGGTAGAATACTTGTTATTGGTAGCGAAGGAGAAGACGCAAGATTAAGTTTAGTTTCTGATGATGGAGATGACCATATAGACCAATACAATATTGAAGCAAGAGCAAGTGATAACTCATTTAGGATAGATCAATTTTCTGGAGGTTCGCGTGTTGATAGATTATCAATAGACACAGAGGCTTCAGGTGGTAATGTAACTATACATACTGGAAACCTCGTAATTGGAACTTCTGGTAAAGGTATTGACTTTAGTGCTACCTCTGGAACAGGAACAAGTGAGCTTTTTGACGATTATGAAGAGGGAACTTTCAGTCCAGAATTTAACTCTGGTTCTGCTTCAAGTGCTTGTTATGATAGTGGGGTAAGTTATTCATCACAAGTTGGTGTATATAGAAAAGTCGGTCATGTTGTTCATTTTATAATTAAATTACAAGTATCATCTGGAACTCTTAAAAGTGGTAGTTTACAAATAAACAATTTACCATTTACGTCTGGAAATTTTAGCAGTTTTGCAACAGCAGGTGGTGCTTCTTATGGTTTCACAACTGGATATTTTTCCGATACTGCAGATTTACCAACAATATTTCAAAGTCCCGGTTCATCCCATCTCCAATTTTTTAAAACTGATGGTAATAACTTTTTAGGTACTAATCTAGCACAAGCGGCAGGTCGATTTGACCTACATGGACATTATTTCACTTCATAGACCGAGCTATGTCTCTAAACTAAGCCTAAACCTGTTTTAATCGGAGATTAATCCTAATGGCACTTACAGAGTCAATCGAATACGACAAGATAGAGGTCGTGGGCATTTATAAAGCGGTGCAAATAAGAAAGGCAACAGTCATTAAAAAAGATGGCAACGAATTAACAAGATCTTTTGAAAGATATGTACTGCAAGCTGGTACGTTAGATGATTCTGATAACCTAGTAGATACTGATTTATCAGCACAGCCAGCCGAAGTATCTGCAATATGTAACGCTGCGTGGACTGATGATGTCAAAGCTGCGTGGAAGGCTAAACTGATAGCAGACAAACCATCTGAATAATGTCAAAAAAACTAACACGAATAGATCAGATCAAACTAGACATGACAGTTGCAATTGATGAAGGCAACAAAATTCAACAAAAAATTCAAGAGCTAGTAACTGCTCGTGATTCTATTAAAATGAAGATTTTTTCTTGTCAAGAAAGAATTGCTGAACTTGAAAATTTTGAAAAAGAAGAGATAAAAGAAAAAGTTAATTAATTTTCTCGTTCATTTGTTTTGTCATAACCCCAAGAGTCAGATATAAAGGCGCCAATGCACATATTCCACAAAAGGTTATAATTGTACAAGGTACTAACGCACGAAGTAGGGCTGATCTCATGGCAAGGATTTCTCAAATATTATCTATTTTAAGTTTTATAATCAGCGCGTCAATGTTAGGCGCGGGCGTCTATGGTTACATGATGGTAACAAGTGATGATTTCAAAGAAAAAATGATTCAACAAGTTATTGATAAAATACCCTTACCAGAAGTTCCCAAAATACCAAAAACAACAGGCAACGTAATTCCATTTTAATTTTGGAAATACCAGAAATTAATATTCCCAACATACATATTCCAGAACCTATCCATATTGAACCGCCTATCGTCCTTGATACGCCTGTTTCTATTGATATGGGCGTTCCTGTTATTGATGCGCCTTGCGCTGTTGTACGCGATTCTCTAACAGGTGGTAAAGATCATTTTAATAACGACCCCGATGGAAATGTTGCCTTATGTGATCACACCGCACCATTTTATTTTGCCCCTGATTATTCGCCATCTGCAAAAATAATTACACCAAAACAAAACACCAAAACAGAAGCGCCAGAAATACCAGATATAAAAACGCCAGAAATTCCAAAAACAAAAGAAAATAATGATAATAACGTTATTGAAGAAAAAGAAATTGATTGCCCTGCGAAAAACCAACGATTCAGATTAAATGATCTAAGAAACGCAGAGGCGCAAGAAAAAGTTGTCGGCTTTGAAGTAATAAATGGAAAATGTGTGGAATTATGGGGTAAAACTAATTTTGTCGATAGAAACCTTCCCTCGTCTTCCGTAGTAGCAACGACTTTAGTGGTAACTATTGTCGCAACATCCGCCGCAACTGCTACGCCTTTTTTGACAAGACTGCTAAAACCAATATTTAAACAGATAATAAATCGCGCAAAAAAACTAATTGGCAAAAAGTCAGGAACTAAATTCAGTTCTTCTTCTCGTTTGAAGAAACAGAAACTTCTTTCAAAGAATGTTGATGATTAATTAACGTATTGCTTGGATTTGTTAATTCGACATCTTCGCATAATTTATAGTACTTTGTTCCTTTTTTCCAGTTATACCCCTTAGATAAAAGATCGCCGCATGTTTTCAAACGTCCGAGTTCAAGCGCGTACATATTGTCGTTTATTCTTGCCTGAATTAAATCTGATTGTCTTTGTTGCGCTTCGCGGCATAACCTGACTGCCTTACGATCAAGTGAAATATTCCAAGATAAACTGATTCCCGGCGAAATATTATATGTATCTTTTTGCGCTGTTCTTATTGTTTTATAACCGATAATTTGGCCGGGGTTGTCGGGGTCGCCATCGCCTATAGTTACGCCGTTTGCATCTGTCGCGCCTTCTGTATCTTTTACTGAATATATAGGGTCTAGATAATAGTCTTGATAAGGTTTTGTAAATGAAGCTGAAGAAGTGACAAAAGGCTGGATAACTAAAGTATCAGATTGACAGACTACAGTATTACCGCCGACTTGATTTTGAAATTGTCTTGTCGGCATATTCATCACGCCTAAATTTGTAACGCTTCCAGACGAATTTGATACTGGATTATTTGTCATATTGGTATTGGCATAAGTTGGAAACTGGACAGAAAAAAATAATATTGCGCCTGCTATCTTAAATTTTTTTATCATTGTGTAAAAGTGGACGTTGATTCAGTTACAGATTGAACTTCAATAGTGCGGTCTATATGGACATAAGAATTTAGCCCCGGCCCAATATACGACTCGTGAAATTGAGTTGCCGCGCCTGCTGTCGATTGCTTCCATTGGGGTTTAGTAGTCAAATTTATTCCTGTTGTTGTTGATGTAACGCCGTTAATTGTTTGTGTTGCCCCTGCAATCGCTTCAGGACTGATCGTTCCGCCTGCCGTGACCGCTTCGACATTGGTTCCGCCTGTTGTGTACTGATACCCCGTAGAATAAGAATAAGACTGAATTATTTCCCGTGTTGATTGTGAACTTGTTGTTCGAGATATAGAACTTCCGGCCGAAAAATTAGGAATAACTGGAATAGCAAAACAGGGCGAACTGGAGAATAAAAAAAGGCTTATAAATAAGCGCCGCATTATTCGATTTCGATAGAACTTGTTATTGAACCTGTTACACTTGTTCCCGCCGCGCCGGGGCTTAATGTTATAGTTCCGCCTGCTACTGAAGTGATTCCTATTGATTGCCCTGTATTAGACCCGCCTGAATATGTGATTGTGTCGCCTGTTACTGGTAAAGAAGAGACAATTCCAGAAGAAACGCTTGCCGTTGTAGTTACCGCATCCCCTTGAATAAATGATTCTGAAAAACTTGTTGCGGCGCCCGCTGTGGTTTGAGTATAAGACCCTGTTCCGTGTGTTGCGGCCACGCCTGTTAATACTGAACTGTTATCTAGTGCGGGCGAATCAAGATGCCCCATTGTTCCCGCTGTAATCCCTGTCGAACTCATCGAATAGGTTGAGCCGATTCGTTTTGCCTGCGAATAGCTACCATCAACCACGCCTTGCGCTGATGCCGTAATTTTGTGGATATAGCCCGCTTGCAGAGGCAAAGGAAGCAAAAATAAAATAGAAAGTAATTTTTTCATTTGATACCTACTTTCGAGTTTTTGTTGTCTACTATATCTACTTTACCTTTTAACTTTTTTTTGTCATTATTCTTACTTTTCAGGTCAACTCCAAATTGCGTAAGGACGCCCGAAAGCAAGCCTGCGGCAAAGGTGGTATCAATTTGTCTTACAGGGTTCGGGTTATAGTATGACCAAGAAATAACCGCCAAAGACCACCCAAGAACGACAAGTTGAACGAAAGTTGCAACAATATTCGGCCTTTGTTTTTCTTCTTCTAGTTCTTCCATAAAACGGCCTTTTTGCTAAAACTAGCAAACTTGTCTAGAGTTGGGAAGAATATATTACAAAAAATGATTCGATTTATCAAGCCAATACTGAAGTTCTTCGTCAAATCCAATGCGGTAAAATCTCTTGTCGTTGGATTGCTTGAGGACTACAGCAAGTCCACAGAAACGGACATTGATGACGAAATAGTTAAGTTAGTTAAAGAAAAGTTGTGGCCTGTAACATAACTTTAAGTTATGGTTGGCGTAAGGGATTCGGTGGTTAGTCCCTTCTCTGCAAAAAATGGGCTAACAGTCCCCAATGTTAGCCTATTTTCAATATAAGGAGGTCATGTTGCTATGGCTTGGGATGATTGGCTTACCATAACAGAAACGCTTGAAGATCAACTTTATCTTGAGATTCAAGCGCGGATGTTGGCCGAGATAACTGACTTCGATTATTTACTTGATATAGCTGTAAATTATCAGCGGCAAAATTGGCAAAAAGACGAGATCATCAAAAATTGCATTGCAAAAATTGGCGATCTCGAAACAGAAATAATAAAGATTAGTCTTAAAAAAGAAAAAGATAATAATTCAAGAATTAAAAAGGAATATCATCGCCCGCTGTAGGCTCAATAAAGTTTAAATTTATATTTCCAAATAGTCCATATTTGCCTTCTTTGGCTTTTGCGTTGATGTAGATACCATCAACTTCGACTTCTTCTTTCTTTGAATAATCCCAAACTTTCCCTTTCTTTTGTTTGGTATCAACCATTTTCATAACTTCTTCACAGAAGGCGGGAACAGATTCAGAAGGAATAAACATAGAAAATTTTTGTGGAAATCTATCTTGATCTTCATATTCGTTTTCACTTGTTGAAAACTTGATTGGATAAGGCATCGCGGCTTTAAATGATTCAGGCATGATTAAAAAAATTTGTTAAAAGTTGATCGAATAATTGTGTAAGCGAAATTTTGTTTTCCGCGCAGTATTTACGAATTAGGGTGGCTTGCGAATCATCGGTTCTGAAATAAAATTTGTTGCGGTTGTAATAAGAATTGCGGCGAGATCGAAGTTGCGCGATGACTTCTTCGCCTGATTTTGTGGCCTGTTCTTCGGTCATTAATCATCTTTATACTTTTCAACAGCTTGGCGCAAAAATCTGCCGTGTTCAGATAATGTAATATTTTCAGGACGTACTTGTTTTACTTTTAATTTAAAATGTTCTTTAAACTCTTTCAAGATTTGTTCCTGATGGCCTGATTCGCGAATATCCTGACAGATTAAATCTTTTGCTTCAGGATTAATTGCTTTTGGTATTAAATAATCTTTATCGGGTTCTTGATTCGGTTTTGTCGGTGTTCTTACAACATCGTTATTTTCAGGCGGTTCTTCTTTTGGTTGGTCAAGGTCTTTAACTTCAACATCAGCCCAAAGTTCGTAAGCATCGCCAAAGGAGTAACAAGCGCAGGCGCACAAATGACGGCGTTGTGAATTTTGAATGTGATTTGCGCTTATGTCTTTGTAATCAATAGCTTTATTAAAATTATCTGTTATTGCGTAAGGAAATAAAGGAAGTTTGACCCCTGAAATGACATTTACAAAGCATCCCATCAAATAACCTGTATTATCAGGAGCCATCCAAACAAGTTGCCCGTTTGGGTCAGGTTCCAAAGCAAAGAACCAATTTGGCGCTTCTTCTCTAATTCTTTGCGCTGTTTTAGCCCAAGCGCTATATGTAAAACGCCCTTTTTTGTAAAGATCGCCTGTCGTTATCAGGCCGCCCAGATTTGGGATTTCGATTGGTTTTGTTTGGTTTTCCATAATTCAAGAATAATTTTTAAGAAGCGTCAGCCCTGAACTCACTACCCATACGTTGGTATGGAGGTTTACAGGTAAGTGACGCTTCAATGTCAGCAAGCAACTGACTCTTTTAGTCTACCAATTTATTCAGGTTTGTCAAAAGTTTTTATATTAATGTTTGCGCCAATATGTTCAAATCGTTTTGCATAGCGTTTTAACGCCTGCAAACAAACAACAAGAGAATCATCTGCAAGTACAGTTCCGCCAGATGTTACAGAAAGGGCATCAAGCGTACTACGGGTCAGCTTGTCAACGTCTCCTGTTGTTTTGCTAGTGCAGAAAAAAGGCGCATTATTTTTTAAAATTTCTGCATTTTTTCCAGTTCCAAAATGGCTCTTAGGGCGCGGCATTATAAATTCAATAGAAACTTGCACGGGTTCGTTGAACGGATTTCCTGCAAACGCTTCAAGCGCCGCGTGAATAATATCCTGACGCCAAGGCTTGACCCTTTTGCTTGATTCCATCAATCCGCCGTATCTTGTCAAAGTTTTTGAACCCTGCGGCGCGGGCAAACCTACAACACGAAATTCAAGTTCTTGCATCTTCCCAACACCTATAATCGCAAAGCATTTTTGCAAGTGCAGTTAGCGCCGATAAATCATAACTAGCTAAATAAATATGATTTCTACCTTTTTCAAATGGCTCACAATTTACTAAAACTTCATCTTCTGGATAATCGTTATAACCCCAAAAATTACCCATCGCTAAATGAATTGGAGTATTTACAAGGGCAGTTTTTATTGTTTCAGCACCAATTTCACTTAATTCAAGTTCATAAGGGATCGGAACACCATCAAGGCCATCGAATACCATTAGATACTTTTTTAAATCTTCATCAAACCAAATTTCATGTTTTGGAAATTCTGGTTTTGTTTTCATTGTTTTTTTCATTTAAAATCCTCCTTGTTCAGAATCAAATCTTTTCCATGCCTGCGACCAAGCATAAGCGCAATCAATTATGTTTTGATCTTCGCCAACAATACATCTATTAGGTCTTGCCCAGATTGTTTTGCATACATCAGGGATTATTTGATGATGTTCTGCAAGCGCTTCAAGATAACTTCCCATCTGCGCATCTGTTGAATAAGGTTTGGCGTACTTTTGCGATTGTGTTTTTAAATCAATCAACATAAGTTTTTGCGATTTGTTGTCGTAGCCCAGAAGATCAAGTTGACCGCCGACAGACTTTTCAAGATCGCAAAGCATATATTCAACCGCCCACGGCTCGAAATCTTCCCATAATTCCAAATCCATTAAAGGCTTAATCCAATCTTCATAGTCGCCCATTTCGATTTTGTCGTTGCCTAACATCCGTTGTTGCAAAGCATAATGCGCTGTTTCTCCGCGTGGTTGCCATTTATGGCGATAGCGTTCAATGTTTTCTAATTGTTCAGGGGTTTTTGTATTACAAACTTGAGTTGTCGAAAATGCAAGCTGTTCGCCTGTCGGTTCCCAAATGTATTTGTGGGTCTTTTCTATCCTTGCAATAGGTAGCGGTTCAAGTAATTTTTTCATGCCACCGACATCCCGTAAGGCGTCACAAAATATATCCTTGCTGTTCGGCCACTTCGCGTAGGGCGTCTTAAAGGTTTCCCTGTTGATGAATCGAAACGATGCTGAAGGAAAGCGGGTTGACATTTTGACAAGTCATTTAAGCGGGCTGATGCTGTTTGATGCTTCATTCCAAGTTTTTCTTCTACTTGGTCGCAAGTCAGCCCTTCTTCATAGTTTCTCACACATCGTAAGACATCAAGACACATCCCGTTTATTTTGTCTTTAATAGATTCGGCGGCATCTTTTGATGTTTCTGTTTCGTTGCTTGGAACTACGGTGTAGTTAAAAAGCGGTAAATCGTTAGTTTCCATTTGTTTTTTTCGGTTTAGGTTGTTCCCAGAATTTGATAAGCAGTTCTAGTTCTGCTATACGAATTTTTGCTTTGTCGATCTTTTCGGCTGTTTTCATGTCGGGTAATCTTTAGGGTCGATAATTTCAACACGTTCTTCAGGTTGTTTTGATCGGGCAAGATTTCGATGTTTCACGCCCTGATAACCTTTTGGAAAAAGTGATTTTGAACTGTTGCAATCGTCCTCCACAGTTTGCCATCCGTCCGTTTTCTTGTCGAGATCGGTTAAAGTCCACATCTTGCGGTCAGGGTTTGCGGGGTTCGGCTTATGTAATCCCGCTTTTAAGGTTCTAATAACAGAACTTAAATCAGTTAATCTTTCCATTATTTTTCCTCTATAACGAATTTTTTTAATTCATTCCCATATTTTTCTTCAACTTGATTTCTTACAATTTCTGGAATAGTTGCGTATTCAGGACATAGATTCGGCCAAAGAATACTTTCAATACTAGAAATAGCGCAAAATTTTTTATTATCTATTTCCCAAATTACATTAAGCAATGGTTGTTCAGGATGAAAAGGACTTTTTTCGTTAAAAAATTGTCCCGCTTCCATAAATTCTATTTCTACGTTCATTTTGCACCCCCTTTTGCATCGTCCTTGTATGAAAGTTCATTTACGATATTTAAATTAGGCCAGTTTTGTTCGCTTGCTTTGAATACTTTTGACGCGGGATGATTTACAACTGGTTCTTCTTTTTTAAAGAATTTCTTGTCATTAGGTTTGTAAACATCTTTGTAACCCCCGATAATCGCCATTTCTAGCGCCCTAATTTGTTCATCAAGGGTAAACGATCTCAAAGTCTTAAAAATGCGTTGCGCGACCTTTTCGCTGCAAGTTGCTTTTTTCTTATGTCTTATCGGCCACCATTCAACAATTAAATCCGCGTGTCTTTGTAAATCATCAGGAATTAATTCTTTTTTGATCTTTGCAGAAGAAAATGGGTCAATTTTTTTCTTTTCCTTATTCTTATTAATAGATTCTATATTAGAGAATTTATCTGCGCTCTCTTGTTTTTTTTGTTTTGTTTTTTCTGGCGAACTTTGTTCGCTTGATAAATTCAGGGTAACATATGGAGTCAACCCCTTTGATGCTCGAAAAAGCATATCATTGATAAAAGTAGCCATAGTCTGATGTTCTGGTTTAATTGGTTCTAAAAGCGCGACAATTTGTGGCTTGATTTGTACACGAATTGGTTTGTTTGTGGTCATAATTGGTTTAATTCATCCACACAATGGCACAAAATGGCAGGGTGTCAATATTGAATATTTAATATTTGTTTATATTCTCATTATTGAAATTACAACGATGTTTTTTAAGATCGACTTCGACCCATTCTTCGCCATTAAAAACAATCCATAATTGTCTTTTAAGGTCAAATTCAATTTGACCCGCTTTTAGTTTTTCTTCGCTCATTCTTCGACTTTGTATTCTTTTGATGCTTCATCTTCAAATTTATCGCGTAAAAAATGCGATAGACATTTTCCCTCGATAATCGCGCGCGTCTGTAATTCTTTTTTTGTTGCGGGTTTGACAAGTACCTGAATAAGTTCAGAATACTTGTCGGCGTCCGCTGTTCCCTTTTCTCTATTCGCCATTGTTTTTCCTCTTAAATGTTGTCGTATTCTTGTTTGATTCTTGGGTCAAGAGTATCAATCCAAGCCTGTAATTTGACGTAATCTGTAACGTCAGGAACCATTGTGCCATCTTCTTCGCGATGCCATCTTTTGTATTCAGTTGTAGTTTTTTTTGTGTCGTACATTTTGTTTGATTTGTTTTGCTTACATTCCTATTATAATAGAATTAATTAAGTATGTCAACAGGATAAATTAATATCCTGTTAAATACTTGTTTCTGTCGCCGCAGATTCCATCGCCAATTTCAATCGGCCATTCAACGCGCCAAGGAACCTCGTTGCCTTCTTTATCGCGTTCAACTTCGTTATCTGCGGGAGTAGTAACTCTTTCTACCCAAACGTAACCTTTACGCGCGGCGCGGTGCATTTCAGCATCGTCAAGGATTCTTGCCCTGAATACATTGCCGCAATGTTCAAAGCCAATTGCGCCTTCACACCATACATATTTTTGAGTTTTCATAAATCCTCCGTAAGAACAATTCTATTATAATATAATTAAATAGATACGTCAAGAAAGTAATTTGACTAATTTGGTAAAATAAAAAAACTACAAAACAAACTTTTATGGCAGTAACAATTGGTCAAAGATATCAAATTGGGCAATCAGTCAAAAAAATTTCTTTTACATCGTCAGCAATCCCCCCACGCTATAAAAACGGCAAAATTATAGAAGTATTTACCAAAACAAACAGCGCAGGGTCAGTACATTATTATTACAAAGTTTTATGGGATGACACTAGAAGATCAGAACACGCGCAACACACATTACGCCCCTTAGATTGATATTTCTTGTGGGATTTTATTTTGCCTTATTGTTCTAAATTTTCTAAATCTTTTACTTTCTACTTCGCGAAACATTTCGGTGTGCGATACACATTCCTGAAATTCAATAAGACCTTCAAAAACACCACATCTTAAAAAAAGATCAGATCGACCTTTTATTGGAAAAAAGTCAACCTGATAAGAGCCACACGGCGAAAGTAAAGAAGGTGTTTCAATCATTGAAAAAATCGTCATCTTCATTATCGTATTTGTGGTTGAAATACTTGTCATCTTCATCCCCGATTTGTTCGCGTATTGCTTGCGCTTCTCTTTGACTGTCAAGCGCGGCTTGATGATTGTGTAAAAAACTATCCATCCTTACGCCCCTGTATAGACGTAAGGTTTTTTCCAGTTTCCAATGTTGATGTCAATGTAAAACGCTCTGTCAAAGTAGTCAATCATCGCATCGTCATTGTTGTAATAGCCAACGCCTTTCATTGCGGCTACTAACTCTTCAATGAAATTTGCAATTGTTTCATCAAATCTTCTGTATCTTTCAGCGTGTCCATAATATATTCTGTTGTAATTATCCATTTTTACAGGTTCAGTTCCTGTTTCTTCGGCATATTTGTTGTTCATCTTTTGAGCAACGCCGATAAAGTCAAGAGCGCCTTCTTTGATAGTCACATATAAAGTGCTGTAGTTTCTAACACCGATTGTTCCTTTTAAGCCGTACTTTTTAAGAACTTTTTTGATTTGTGGAGCGCGTTGTTTTTTTTGCTCCTGATTCATGTATGCCATTTGTTTGATTGGTTTGCTTACAACTTAATTATATTATAATTAAATAATATTGTCAACCCTCTTTATATTTAAAATATTCTCCAATTATTCTTTCATGTTCCATCATCATTTTTTCAACTTGGGCGTTCATATATCTTAAATCGCTTGAATTCATATTATTTTCATCAGGTAAATTTTTTTTGAAATCTATTTGAAACTTCTTTATCTTTTCAACTTGTTCTTTTAATTCCTTAATTAACTTTTCTTTTTTACTTTCCATTACGATTCTTTCGATATTGCAATTCAAGATCAAACCTCGTAAGCATTATCAATTGTTCTTCTTTTGTATATTGCGCTAATATCTGCGCCTGTTCTTTTCCTGAGAACTTTTTAAGCAACCACGGCTCTTGAAAAAATAATTGTTTCTGCATTTTTATCAAACAATCAAGAACAGCTTCGCGTTGTTCATCGGTCATGTTTTCTGTAATGCGTAAAAACTGTTGTTCAGCCCTGCGCGATGTTTCTTCATCCCCGCTTGAAAATCTGTATCTTTTAGTCATTTTTAAAAATAGTGTCAGGGTCTTCGCCATTAAGAAATCTTATTCCCGCAGGCAATTCTCCTGTTTTAAGACTTTCTACAAAATCACTTAAATTCCAATCGCCCCACATATCGTCAAATTTTCTTTTTTCTCCAATCTTTGCACATCTTCCCCTGTGATAAAAACGCAAAGGACTTTTTACATTTTTAGAGAATGGAAATGCGGGAAAATCTACAACGCCATCTAAATCTTCAATAGGTTCGCCGCAGGCTTCACATATAAAACAAAAACGTGCTTCGCTGTCTATATATTTTATATTCATTTATATTTGTCCTCCCATTCGTTATATTCATCAAACATAAACCCATCAGAATTTGCACCTTCGCGGACAGCCGCAAGCGCCGCATCCCTTACATTTTCTTCAACCATTTCTGCAAGTACTTTTAAACTTTTCAAAGAATCAATCTTACGTTCAACCTGTGAAAGTCTTTTTGATGCGCCATCGTAACCATCTTGCAAATCTCGCGTTGCTTCTTGAAGTTCCCCATCAGCAATAATCTTTTGAGCATGATTAATACGATTGATAGGGGCGCTTTTTAAATGCTCAGTTTGTTTAGCAATACGCCCACCAATAACTAAAGAAAGCAATTGATTGAGTGCTTTAAGTTGCTCTTGATCTTTTACAAAATCTTTTTTTAACCACTTGTCATCTTTTCTTACATTCATATGTTCAGGTTCACTTGTATTGAACCACATTGCGCCATCTTCAATCATGTTTGAAACCTCCTAAATTCAGATTCGGAAACTACGTTTGATTCCCATTTGGCGATAGTTTCGGTATTACCCATATATCGCCAATTTGGGCTGTCGCAATCTTTTTCTTGTTCTAATATTCCGCTGAATTTTCTTTTCCTGATGTTTTCCCTGTCAAATACTTCTTTTGTAATGTCCATATTTATTTCTTTGAGAATTTCCCAAAAAGAATATTCATCGTTGCTGTAAATTGTAATCGTATGTTTTCTCATCGCAACAC